AGATGAGAGTGGATTTGGCACGGCATTCCGCTAGCAGACCTACAGAGGTTTATAAAGCGAAACTTCGCACAGGTATGCGGCCGTTAGCTCGCCAAACCCAAGCGGCTCACTTGGCAGCTATCAAAAAGCGAATTGACGACACGCCACGATTGATTAACTTGCAAGACGTCAACCAGGTTATCACTGAATCAGTAGACGCGTTTATGGATATGTATATGGAACCAGACACAAAACATCGGAAATGGGCTCCGTTGAAACTTAACGTGGTGGCTGTTAAACAATGGTTAAGCAATGCAGGTTCCGATGCCGCCAAACGGCTCAAAGAAGCCGAATTTATGCGATATTTGGCTGATTTGGGCTACATGTCATATGATATTAAAGGCGCGGGGAAACCTCGCATGAACGTCGATGTTATGAACAAACATCAAGCAGCCGCATCTATAGAATCATTTGGCAAAGAAATCACAGCTATGTACAGTCCTATGTTTCAAGAATTGCGAGACCGTATATTATCGTGTGCAAAACCGAATGTATTAATCAACATGAAGAAGGATATACCTCAAATCGAATCGTTTTTGAATCGATTCCATTACGGTAACCCTGAGTACGAGTTCATCGGTGCTGAAAGTTATGACGTCGACGACCCTAGACATCCTAAGAACTCTACTACTGTGAACATGGAACAAGATTTCGATAATTTCGATCGCAGTCAAGGTGAATCAGTGGTATCGATTGAATTAGAATTATATCGCAGATTCGGATTAGACCTTGTGGAGTGGTATAATTGGGCAGAACATTCGGAGTACGTTACCGTGGCATCGATCAAAACTGGTCTAGAGTTTGTCATGCGGTGGATGCGACGCACTGGGTCACCGACTACCGCCATGGGAAATACATTGGTCGACATGGTCTCGGTAGCTCGCGTTTATCGATTTCCATCTGATTTCTATTACGCTATGTTCCTTGGTGATGACTCACTGATCAGTTTGAAACACAAACCGGAGAGGACAGCTGACATGTCAACTGACATGGCTCGATTAACAAATCTATCTGGTAAATTACAATTTATGAAATATGGATATTTTTGTTCTATGTTTGTGATACCGTCCGCCAACAATACCATTAAATATGTACCTGATCCTGTTAAGGTTATGTATTCATTGGGTCGTGATATTCCGGCGGCTATGTCTCCAGAGATGAAAAGAATAGCTAATCAACCTATAGAAGCGCGATTCGTATCACTAAAAGATCGCGTGAAATCGCTAAGTGACACGAGATGTCACCAATCTTTGGCGCATGCCGTAATGGAACGCGCTGAAATGACCAACCCAACTTCGCTGTCCGAAGCCGACGCAATGGCACTTATAAACGCCGTAGTGTCGATATCGCTTGATCGTAAATTGTATAATACCATGTACGATCAATCTGTAAGTATTTTAACGCACTGAAGGTGACGATTCCAATCGTTTGTTTTAAATCCACCTGCTAATTAGTCTTGTTTTGTAATGAAAGGAAAAAAAAAAAAAAAAAAAAAAAAAAAAAAAAAAAAAAAAAAACAACAACAAAAAAAAA